ACATAGCGTTCACGCTCTTGTTTGGCAAGAATAAGAATTGGAATATCGTCAGTGTCAAAATCAACATAATATTTATCGTCAAGTTCATCAAGTGCACGAGCAATTGTGTGTAGGTGAGGAGCCATTGTTTCCATCCAAAACACTCTCAGTTCTTCAGATGCGTTCGCAAAAGTTCTGCCAGCAGCGTTACCTATAACCGATTCTGGAACACCGAACGCGGCAAAGATTTCGTTCTTTTGTATTTCGCGCATTTGCGTGTAGGCGGCATCTCGTGGTGATGCAGAAGTATCCACATAGTCAACACCTGCTTCTGATGCAATAACGGTCGTTGAACCCGTTTTTGAAAGGTTGCCACGAAAACGGTTTTTTAGTTCTTGTTTGTCGTCATCTTCCATGTCGCCACGAACAACAAGCAACCCACCAGGTCGCCCATCGTTGAGAAGGTAGTTGCGGTTGTAAAGTTTTGACAAAGTTTCTAATTCAATTGCAATACCAGCAGATTCCATTGGGGTCATTGAAAGATATGGGTCTAACGGGTGTGGTCTGCGAATCCAGCAGACATCTTCTGGTTTGAGAGTGAACTTTGTTCCGTTGCGCATATCGACTTCAAAACCCGACACAAATTTTTTCGGGTCAGGAAGCGGAGCAGTAAATTGGGGAGGCAAAAGTTGTAGGGCAATAATTTTGCCGTCACGAGAACGAACCTTCTCAATAAAAACACCTCTTGTGCTCATTAAGAGTTGTGCTGAGACTCTGTACCTGAAAGCAAAAGAATTTTCGCCTTCGTTGGATTTTGAGTTAAAAATTTCTAGTAGAGATTCATTGCTTTTTGTTTTTTCTCCGCGTTGATCGTTGCCTTTTCTTAAAATGACTGGGAGGCGTGCTTGGTTTCCTGCAATTGCGTCAATGCATCGGAAAACCCATGTAACTTTTTGCATACCGTCTCGGTACGCACGCTCAATATCCCAACCGTCTTTGTACGGTTTGCCCGCTCGTTGTGTATCAAACGCAATAGGGGCGCCAGGATTGGACATCGCTTTTTCACTGATGTTCCTGAGATCCTTATTGTTATTGCTGTTCCAAGCCATTATTCAGATCCCAACAGATACCCATAGATTCCGCAAGCAATACCACCAGTAATAAATCCCGCAGGCGGAAATATAAGACCAGCACCTAAAGTAACGCCTACGACGAATAGAAACATCAAACAGTTTGCAAGGTTGCGGCGTGTGGCGAATAACTTAAGTTTGCGATAAATATTCATTGAGACCGTCACCTTAGCAAATGAAAGACCTATTTAATACTACATTATGTATCTACCTATTTTTACGAGGGCTCATGGCTGACTGGGATAAAATTTATGAATACCTTCAACCAAAAGACCCTTTGTTTTGTCCTGAAGATGCATCCCTAACTCAAAAAGTTTTTTTGAGAAGTTACGCACTTGAAGGTCTTTTTGGTGGGGCGGCTGGCGGGGGTAAATCTTCTGCATTGCTTATGTCTGCTTTGCAATATGTAGATGTACCTAATTATTCAGCCATTCTATTCCGTCGCACATACGCAGACTTGGCTTTGCCGGGTGCGCTAATGGATCGTTTCCGTGGTTGGGTTTCGGCATACGAAGATGTTCATTGGAACGCCAATAGTTATGTTGCGACATTCCCATCTGGTGCTCGTGTTTCTTTTGGTTACCTAAATAACACAAACGACTACCTGAGATATAAGGGCTCGGAGTTTCAATTTATTGGAATGGACGAGGTGACAGAAATCCGTGAGAATGATTACAGGTACATGTTTTCTCGTTTGCGCCGACCTGCTTCTGGCCCTCTGTCCAAGGTTCCCCTGCGAATGCGCTCAGCCTCTAACCCTGCCCCCAACTGGGTCCGGCAGAGATTTATTGTGGAAGGTAAAAATGAGCAGCGATTTTTTGTACCATCATTTTTAACTGATAACCCAGGAATTGATGCTGAGTCATATCGCCAGGCATTGTCCGTCCTTGATCCTGTTGAGCGCCGAAGGCTTGAATTTGGTGACTGGTGGGCAACCACTCTTGGCACATTGTTTGAAAGAACTGACTTCCCAATTATTGATGGAGCCGATGTTCCGACAATCACTAGCGCTGCTCGTGCCGTAAGGTATTGGGACTTGGCGGCTACAGAACCGCACTCAGGCAACACCGACCCTGACTGGACGGTGGGAACATTAATGCTTTTTGACCAAGGAATTGCCTACATTATGGATGTTCGCAAGATTAGGGCAAAATCAGACAAAGTGGAAACCTTTATTTCGCAGACTGCCCAAGAAGACGGTAAAGCCGTGGCTATCAGAATGGAGCAAGAACCGGGTTCCTCGGGCAAAGCACTGATTGACCAATATGCAAGATATGTTGTGCCAGGTTGGGATTTGGAGGGGATTCGTTCATCGGGCGACAAAGAGACAAGAGCAAGACCTTTTTCCGCTGCGGTTGCTAACGGTAATGTTCGTCTTGTTAGAGGCAAATGGATTACTGACTGGCTTGACGAAATATCTTCGTTCCCCGAGGCTTGTACCCATGATGACCAAGTTGACTCTGCGGTCGGCGCATTTACTTTTTTAACTGGCTTAGGGTTGCCTCAGAGGAAAAGAGCGACTATCATCGTGTAGGTAAACCTATACCACTATTGCCGAGAGGATTAAACCAATGAATAAAGCGTATAAATCCCCAACCAAAACGCAGTTAAAAACTGCCAGTAATCAAAGCAAAGATGTAATTGCTGAATGGGTGAAGAAGTCAAGAAAAAATCTTGAACTAAGCCAAGAGGGTTTAGCAGAAATTGCAGGCATTGATCGCAAGACTATTAATCGAATTGAGAACGGTCACTTTTCTCCGAGTATTGAAACGTTGGTAAGAATTTCTGTTTCGCTTAACTCAAAAATCCCTTCACTCGTATGAGTAATTGGGACAACGAAAACCTTCAACCCTTTGTTGAACTCCGCAAAGCGTTAATGGCTATTGGGGACAAGGCTTTAAACAATCTAAACGAGAACGACGAGCAACTTTGGTTTGACACACTCGTTTTGCTTCACGCGATCAAGAGCGATATCGGAAATATTTTTTCACAGTATTCCAACCTCATTGCAAACAAGATTGAGACTGATGAAGCAACAGCATCTAATGGTCAAAAGATTGAGAAGAAATCAGCGTTTGATCGCAAAGGGTGGAAGCATGAAGATCTTGCTTCTGAGGTTTTGCGAAGGCTCAATGATTTATCTGTTGATATGGATACGGGTGAGGTGGTTATGACAGCCAATGAGGTTGCTATGAAACTTCTTGACTATGTACAACCCTCTTACTGGCGTATAAAAGAATTGTCAAAATTGGGCATCAACGCAGATCAATACTGCGAAGTGGGCGAACTTAAAACAAGCATCATCGTAAGAAAGGAACAATAATGAATAACATTTATTCACAACTCACAGAATCTTTTCCACCCGAAATGGAAAAACGCCTTAACAAGGGCGGCGCAAACTTGGTCTATGTGCCAATTAGTGAAGTTATTAACCGTATGAATAAAGTTCTCGGCGTGGAAAATTGGTCGTTCACTGTCAAGAATTGGCAACAACTTGGAACATCAATCGTTGCTCAAGTTTCTGTCGTCGCAACAATTGAAGGCAATACCGTTACTCGTGATGGTGTTGGTGGACAGAAAATTAAGATGTCCAAAAATGGTGACCCTGTTGATATTGGGGACGAAGTTAAAGGTGCGGTTTCGGACGCCTTAAAAAAAGCGGCTCAAACTCTTGGTATTTGCTTGTATCTTGCCCGCTCAGAAGAGGCAATCGAAATAGAGCAAGCAATGGAAGCCACTGCGGTTGTGTCTTTGGCACCCGTTGTTTCCCCCAAATATGCTCAGTTCAAAACATTACTTGAAGCCAAAGATGAAAATAAAGCAAAGATTAAGAGTTTTTGGTCCAACTATGGCAGAGGTCGCCCTGTCCCTAAACCATCAGAGTTCACCGAAGAAGAACTTGATGTGCTTATCACAGAACTAATTTCCTATCAGTTTGAAGGATCGGTTGTCGTAGAAACGCCAACACCCAAAAAAACCAAATCTCCCGAGATGCCACCTCTCAAAGATATTGACTAATGTGCTCAATGCTCCTGAATATCTCTCACCAAGTTCAATAAGCACATTTCAGCAATGTCCGTATAAGTATAAACTTTCTCGGATTGACGGGCTTAAAGAACCTGCAACAGAGCATACATTGCTCGGCAATTATGTTCATTCTATTTTGGAAGAGTTCTACCGTCTTGATGCATCGCAGCGAACGGTCTTAGGTGCTCGGACTTTATTTCGTTCCATTTGGGATAACTATTCTGAAGAAGTTATCAATATTTATCGTGGTGACAAAACCCGTATCAATGAGTTTAGGTTAAGGGCGCGTTACTGCATAGAAAACCTTATGGCGATGGAACCGTCTGACGCAATTGAGTTTGACGGCATCGAGACAGAACTAAATCACTCCGTGCTTGGCGTTCAAATCAAAGGTTTTATTGACAGATGGGTAGTCAAAGAAGGAAAAATAAATATTGGGGATTACAAAACAGGTAAAGTTCCTCAGTTGCGATTCCGAGATGACAAGTTTGACCAACTACTTATTTATGCGGTTATCTTGTCTGAAATTGAAGAGAAGGAGATTGGCACCTTAGAGTTGCTCTACATCAAAGACGGGGTTAAACTAACCAAGGATCCAACCCAAGAAGATATAAATAGAATAAAAACAATGTTAGTGGAAATAAGAAGTGCCATAGACGAACGATGCCAAACGGAAGTTTTTGAAACCAAAGTTGGTGTATTGTGCGGATGGTGTCACTTTAAACCTATATGTCCTGCATGGAGTAAAAAGAAATGAACGATGAAGCATTCTCGCGACTTGTCGCCGAAGAAGTAAAAAATAAAGCAACCGGAGCCCAAAAAAAATATTTGGCGATGCCAGAAAACCTTGAAAGATGGCGACGCGCACTTCAGTATCTTTCCTCAAATCTTGAGGATCAGATCAAGGATATTGACCGCCAAGAAAAAATTCGTTCGGACCAGTATCAAGGTCTAGGGGATGAGGGAGATCTCTTACTCGCCGAAACATCAGCAAACTCTGCTATTCGAAGAACAAAGATTGATCGGTTTAGATTTTTTGTCACGGCAAAACTTGATGAAGTGACAAGAATGGCTAAATTATCGTTAGGTGAAAATTTGTCTGAGGGCTTTTATCAAAAGTGCATCAAAAAATGGTGGTCTCTAATGGAGGAGTTTGAGATGGAGCCAACCAAAATTGATCTTGCGCTTCATGCTTCCCTTGATGGAAAATGGGAATTTGAAGACATAAACAAAGAAGATAATTTTTCAGATTTTCAAGATTAAAAGTTACCGCAATGACAAGACAGCGACTTTTTCTTGATACATCCTGCGTGGATGCGGCAAGAGAAAGATTGCGTCATGTCTACGACACTTTTGACACCGTTTGTTATCAATTCTCTGGAGGCAAAGATAGCACGGCAATTATTTATCTTGCAAAAGAAATTCACGAGGAAAGAAATCTTGGTAAAGTAAAAGTTATCTTTCGTGACGAAGAAATGGTTAGTCCGTCAGTAATTGCCTTTGTTGAAAAAGTCCGACAGTATGACTGGGTTGACATGGAGTGGTATTGCCTTCCATCGGGTCAAGAAATTTGGGTTTTAGGTAGACGAGAGTATGTTTTGTTGTGGTCACCTCAAAGAAAAGCAGAAGGTCGCCTGGTTAGAGAGATGCCCGAGTGGGCTATTAGGGCAGAACATTTTGGTTTAGATCCGTCTAAGCCTTGTCCGAATCTTGTTGATTACTACACCATGCAAGGCAAAAAAGGTAGAACTGCTTTCGTTATGGGTGTCAGAGCAAACGAGTCAATGGTCAGGTATCGGTCGTGTGTTCAAAAACTTCACGAAAATTATATTGTTTCCCCATTCTTGCTACAAAAATCTATTCCATTAAAATTTGCAAAAGTTATTTACGATTGGACAACCGAAGATGTTCTTAAATTTATTATTGACGAACACAAAGCCGAGTATTGCGAATATTATGATTTGGCCGAATTAACTGGTAGCAACAGTCGTGTAGGGATTCCTTTGCATTCCGTCGCTATTCGCAGGATTGGAGATGTCGTTGCTACTGAACCTGAGTTCTACGATCAACTTGTCCGCTGTTTCCCCCAGATAGATGCACAACGCAGATATTGGGCTGACTTTGATATTGAATCATTGATTTTAAGTTATGCATCAAAAAGTTGGGAAGGGGTTTCGGAGTGTATTGACGATCACATGCTCACACCGGGTATGCGTTTAGACGCATTAAAATTTGCTTCTGCTTTCCGAAAAAAACGGGCGGTTGACCCATATGGTTTCCCTCTTGAGTACCTTGTTAGAACCCTGCTTTTGAATGAGTTCCATCAATCAACACCAACCCCTGTCGGTCCAAAAACTAGAGCACACACGATGAGGCTGAAGGCTATTGAGGCAGGGGATGATTACTAAATGTTTCCAAACAAAACAAAATGAAAGTGACGGTCGGCTGTGGAAATATCTCTTGTAGACAATAGACAACTTAAAATTGCCAAATGGGGGGTAAACAGTATTCTGCGTCCTGAAAAGATGCTGCTCAAAACATCAATGATTGACTACGGATGGGTACAGCCAATAGTTGTAAAGAAATCCGATAATACAATTATTGATGGTTATCAAAGATATTTGATTTCCGTTGATGAAGAAAAATTCATCAAAAAGTACGGGCGTTTAGTCCCTGTGATTTACAAAGATGTGGATGAAGTTGGGGCAATGATC